GTGCCCTTTACAGCTTTATTCAGAATGCCGTTGCCTGTCTTGCGATCGAGCGGCAATTCGTTTTCATCAGCAACTAACAACTCACCATCAAACACCATTTCACATTTATAATGATCTGCCAAAGCTAAAAATGGAGCATCGAAGACACCATATGGGATGTCGATCAATTTCCCATTACGACTTCTAAATTCAACCTGATTATTTTTAACAATTGCATTAAATCTCATACCGTCCATTTTCAATTGAACATATGCAGGCCATTCAACTTCCTTAACTAAGCGATCTTCATACCCACTTGCTAGCATAACTGGATACTCCATAACAAGACTAGGCCATACTTTATTGGCTGTTGATTCAGACACACCACATCGTAAATCTTTTTCAATGATACGTTCAATTACCTTAGCATTGTCTGATGTCTGTCTTGCAAGAATAGTAGATAGGAATTCAACAGCAGCATTGCCTGTCACCATTCGCTTTGAAAGATGACCAAGTTGGTCCAATCCCTGCTCTAATGTATCGCCGCCGATAATTCCATATTGTGGAATTTTACGAATAAAAAACTGGGTGTATGGATCTAACGCTAATCGAATAACTTCTTTAAGCGTCTTATTATCTTTATGTTGATTTAGATAATCGATCTTAAAGTTGCGAGATGCATTAGCAGCAAGTGTTTCAAATATTTCGTTTATCATAAATTATTATTTAAGTAGTAGTCTATTGATTCACACCTATCAACTATTGATTGTGGTATAGATATATCATTATAAATCATTTTTTCTACATTTGGCCTCACTGCATGTAAATTAATTAAATTATGAACACCATCGTCCTCAAACGCTTTGTTTATAACGCACTTAAAGTCATGGCTATAAAGTTGCCATCCACAAAAATCATATATATCATCTAGTGTTGTTTCAGGATCGCTGACGAGCTCATCATATGTTAGGAATAAAAATTCCCCTTTGTTATTTATTTTCGCTTGCTTTAAGCAGTCCACAGCTCTCATAATTCCATACAGGGGCCTTACTTGGTTAAGGTCCTGCTCCATTAATGTGATATCCATACTACTACCATCAACCTGCTTGAGTCTCATAAAAGACTTTACTATGTCTAACACAGGTCTTTCCAATACAATTACTTTTGGTTTATTCGGAAAATACCTATACATCAAGTTCAAATTTTCAGGATGCGTCCACACCCTACACTTATCGATGATAATATCTGCTGTTGCATTGCTATAATAAATGTTGGGTATTTGCCGAACTATTTGCTGCACCATATCAGTCTTGTTTATTGCACGAGCAAGTCTTAATTGCTCCTCTGGAAACTGTATAGACGCCATTTCATACATAATATGCAATAACGGTGATGTTCCTTCTGTATGAAAAGCTGGATTTTGTGATAGTATGGCGTTAAGGAGTGTGGACCCAGATCTTGGCAATCCTGCTAACCCAACAATTTGTTTTATCATTTTCTTATCTTTGTAGTCTTAGCTTTGGGCTTCTTGACCGTACGCTGTTTCTTTTCTTTAATAACAACGTCACCATCTGCTTTTTTAAACTTAGAAGCATAGTAGTATGCATTTGATTGAGTAAGACTCAACATTTCAGCCATAATTTTTGCAATCTCAGTTGCAGACTTTTCTTTATGTTCCTCGTAAATTTTACGAGCTTTGTTTTGACGCTGAACAACTTCAGGATCTAATTCACGAGTTTTACGGACTGGCGGATTGCCATTTTCATCTAAAACTTCAATAAACCACTCCGGATGTTCTTTGCGGTATTTGGCAATACGCTCTTTAGCATTTTTAAGAGCATCATCTAAATTAAATAATAGCTGGCCATTGAGATGTGCTTGTTCGAATAATACTTTAGCTGTTACTCGAGCTTCGCCTTGATTTCTAACTTGGGTGCCACCAAAATCTTTAATAATTTGATTGGCAATTTTTGTTGGTGTGCGGGAGTCTGTAATCAGCCCTGTGATATGGTATATGACTTTATTCACAGATTTTAAATCGTGAACTTTATATTTGTGTAAAATCTGATCAACTGTTAACATGATTATCCTCTCAAATAATTAACGTAAGACCATTTTATCATAAAACCTATTTAAAGTCAACCTTCAAATAATGGTAGTGTTCTTGCAGCTTTGGGAAGAGGATTCTTTTCGTGGTATTTGTTAAAAAGGTCAATAGTCTTTTGTCTGTAGTCTGATGTTTTTTTAACAAACAATTGATATTTTGTATCACCCTCTTCAACTGCAATGATAATTGCAATCTGAGGAATGTGAATTGGTTTGATGTCGCTATATAATTCTTCTAACATGATGGCATATGCCGTCGACTGTATAAAATAATCTTCAATCCATTCAGCTTTCTTTTCTTTGGTAGAAGACTTGAAGTCGGCGATAGTATTCATGCCCATAAACCTACAGAATAAATCCGAACGGCCTGCTGTTCTCAGTGTGTGGGAGAAAAGAGCCATCTCATTACCATAAATGATTTCAATGTGCTCATCTAAAATAGGTTTAATGTTGTGAAACAATTCAATACTTACTGGAACTTTGTTGTCGAGTTTAATATGCTCTTTGTTCATAAGGTAATCTTCGCAGATCGTATGAAGATGTGTGCCTCGTTCAGCTGCTCGCTTTTTAATTCGTTCAGCCTCTGCTTCGCCAACATTTCTGACCCACCGTTGTAGGCCTTCTTTCTTACCTTCAATAGAACCAGTTATTGTTGTTACGGAAGGATAAAGAGCTCCATCCGGCGTCCAGTAATACCGTTTGCCGTCACGCATTTCAGAATCTAAGTCAATCTGAAGGAGCTCTCGTCTTTCAAATATTTTTCTATTTGCTACTGTCTTCGAGTTGAATTTTTGCAAGTATATAATCCTTCACTAATGAACTTCTAACAATATCATTAACAGTAAATTCAATTCTCGTAAAGGCACTCATCAACTGAGCAATATCAAAGAATTTAAATAAACCACTCTTATCATCTTTCTTTTTTAAATCCGTCTGTCTGTAATCACCGCACCATATGATCTTTGATCTGTAACCAACACGGGTCATGACCGTATCAATTTCTTCAAAGTTCATATTCTGCATTTCATCTACTATAATAATAGCATCATCAAATGACATACCACGAATGAATGAAGTTGAAATAAATTCGATGTGGCCTTGCTCTTCCAATCTCTGATATGCATCTTTTCTGCCAAACAACGTATGACATATTTGCATGTATGGTTGTTGATATATTTGCAATTTGCCTTCAATGTCGCCCGGCAAATGTCCTATGTCTCTGCTCTGTACTGCTGACCTAACAATAATGATCTTGTTGAAGGGGTTGTTTTTGTCTAACACTTCTTCTATAGCTTTGTAGAGAGCTATGAACGTTTTTCCTGTTCCTGCTACTCCATGCAAAGATATAAAATAATCTTGCCGTTTATATGCGTCGTAAAACTTTTTTTGATTTTCTGTAAGTGGGTCAAATGTTTTTAAATGATCTAGTTTAATTCTTAGTGCTTGAGTTTGTTGCAAACCGCCTTGTCTTGATCTTGCTTCTTGATTTTCATTATATAGATTTGCATCAACAACGTGAAGAGGGCTATTTTTTCGAGCCATTGAGTTGTTCCCCTGTGGTTAATAAAAAGTTACTACTTGTCTTTCCATTTACGAACAGCTCGTTCAGTTTGCGTCTGCTTCACAGTCTTTTTACCATGTTGACTTGCCAACTCAGAATCAGGGTGTGCTTCAGAAATTTTTGATAGCACATCTTTGAATCCATCATGTAGCTTGCCAGTAATAGAAACACCAGACACAATACTTGGAGCTCCATCAATGTATCTTTCATGCTGAGGGTGTTGCTTTTTATATTCGTCTAAATTTGCAATGCTTAAAAATATATCAAATATTTCATTTGTTTCTAAGTCTCGAAAAGAATAAAGAGGCATTACTCTTCCTGCTCTAATTCTGTAAGGAGGCCTGGAAATGCTTCTTTAACTAGTTTAGCATTAATACCTTTATATGGCAACTTCTTAGACTTGGCTGCAATGAGCATCTTAGCATCTTCTGGATGCACCGATTCTAATAATTCAATATAAAGAGCTTCACGTCTCAATTTAGTGATATTTGGATTTCCGCCTTTGAGGAATAGATAGAGACGTCGGGTTTCAGCCATAAGTCTCAACTCTTGTGCGGGGTAAATGCAAGGTTTGTATGGGGGCTCGCCATCTGGTAGGTCCCACACAATAACTGGATCAAATGTATATTTTAAAATCATTTGAAGGCTGCCGTTGTTGTGTTTTCGTAAAAACTCAACCTTCTCATCTGTTGTTTTTAATTGGGATGCTTGCTCAAGAATTTGAAAAATACCTAGTCTCATATTAGAACTCATTAATGTCGTTAGTTAAAGATTTTAGATTGTGCGATTTGAAATACTCAAGAAATTGTTCTTTTGATTTCGGTGTTTCATTATGATACTCGTTCATAATTCTCTGTTGGATCTCCGTTGGGATCATGTGCAAGTCGATAAGGCTCTCATTGCGTTTAAAGTTATTAAGCTGATCTTCAGGCAATATTGCCGTCAAATCAGGTATGTTGGCCAAATATTCAATTCGCTTTGTTGTGAGCGGCTTTTGCCTTTCGCCATTCACAAAGCAAGCATCGGGTGAAAGAATATTAGGTATGCCATCCCCACGATCGCCTTTTAAAATGTGCTCTCTAAGGTATTTATGGGGATTAGAATGTTTAATAGCCTTTTTCTGAATAGGGTTATATTGCTCGACGTTGCCATAAACTTGAAGTTGTAGAAAGTCTTTATCTCCTGAAAGAATAAGGATTTTCTCAGCTGATGCTAGTATTGTTCCGTATTCGATAACAAGAGTAGCAATAATATCATCAGCCTCTGCTCCATCGACTTGTAAGACTTTATAAGGGGCATTTTCTTTTAATTCGTTCTTAATTGTGTTGAGACAATTAAAAACCTGGTTCCAATCAATTTCAGACTGCTCCCTAACCTTCTTACGATTGGATTTGTAGTGGGGAAACTGCTGCTTTCTCCAATATTTCTTATCATCGCAAGCAATAATAATTTTACCATAGTCTTTAAATTGCCGTCTTATCGATCGCAATGTGTTAAGAACCATGTGTCGGACGATGTCCTCCTCAATGGCTGTATTGGTGTGGTTTCCAAGCTGTGCCATAATATTGGCAATCATTACTTGGTTTATGTCAATTATAATCATAACGGATCAATTATACACGAGTACGGGTGTCTAATCAACTATCCTCATTGAGTCTGCAAGTGCCTGGCCTGGGTGTTCTTTGTTTATAGATCTAAACACAATTGACTCAACCACATACGTTAATAGTGCAATGTCTTGGTTGTTCTCAACTTCAAAGCCAGACTCATATAAATCTGCTAATAAATATGATACTGTTTCAACAACAGTATCCCCAATTATATCATTCGGCGGTTGTGGTTTTCGGTTCAGTGGAATCACGTTGTTCGATTGCAACTTTAATACCTTTCTCTTCTAAAATGTTTTGAAGGAGGGATTCCCATTGGTGCTTCCTATATTCCCAACTATAGAAAACATCTGCATAAGATTTCTGCCCTTGTAGTTTTGTTTGCACGCCATCTGTCCAATAATTATCAATAGCTGTCTTGAGATGGCTGTAGAGCATATGTGCGTGGTCCCGTTTATCTTGCTGCCATTGATACATCCACGTCCAATTTGCTGCTGTCTCAGGTAGGGCTCCGTAGTTAGGATGAATACATAGAGCTCCAGCACTCATAGCTTCCATCAAAGCAATGCATGATGTCTCTAGCCAAATAGAAGGGTATGCAAAGATATGAGCTTCTTGTAGAGCTGCCCTCACAACCTCATTAGGTTGGAAACCGTGATAATTAATTTTTGGATGATCTTTACAAAATTGGAATAGATGCTCAAATGGCTTATCACGTTCTTCCCAACCATATGCTTTAAATGATGAGAACACATCTAGCTCAATGTTGTCGTATTCCTCAGCAAGTTTTTCAAACACAGGAAGTAACAATTCAAGACCACGGTGTGGAGTCGTATGGTAAATAATTTTAATTTTGTCTTTTGATTTTTCTTTGTATGGAATAGGCTCCATAGCATTTTGTAATACTAAACATTTGTACCAAGGAATATTGAAGTGTTGCTGGTATTGTTGGAATTGCCAATTTGAAACAAAGATCATCTTTTCAAATTTATTCCAGCCACCATTTGCAATGTGGGCTGATTCTGGATCGCCAGGAAGATCGTGCAGCCAGTAAAGCTCAGTCTTTCCATCCATAGGGCCACGATAGCGGCTTGGGGTAATATGAAAATGTTCTAATAAAGTTGGGTCAATTCGGTGCTGCAACCCATGCTTCATTAGCTCTGTGCCGCCAAGGGCGTTCTTACTCAATTCATCAGTTGCGATAGGCATAATATTTCATTCCACTTTTAATAATCAATTAATGTAGTATTTATCTGCTCTTTTGTAGAGACCATGCTTCTTTATTGTAAAGATATTTGGAGCCAGGTCTATTCGAAAGCTTTACTTCCCAATATATATGGCCATCAATCTCTCGTTCGTTTGTAATATTGCACTTTAATATTTCATTCGAGAATGAATTTTTAAGTACGGCATCGTATTTAACGTTGTATTTTTGTCTGTTCATTTTACTTACCATTTATGAATAATACCAGCAATAATAAAAAGATTCGTGATAACATAAACCAAAACAATACACGTTCTAATTAATGCAATCCGATCTGCCTCGTGATCATTTCGACCAGCCTTTTCACCAAGTGCTTTGGCCCACAATCTCCACTTGCTTTTCATTTCTTCCTCACTTAAAAGTGGTCAGTCACTCTACACCAAAGAGCCCCAACCAAGGCTTAGAATCCGTTCTACGTTTCTTTGTCTTTATGGACAGTTACGTTCAGCCCCAAGATTTTTGTGATCACTTGTTAACCAAGCTCATGGCAGGTAGATCTTGCGCACCTTGTGGTTGTGGAAACCACATACCCTACTTTTTAACGAATAAAAATAGCAAAACGGGTGTTACATATTCTGTGGCCTGCCCTAGTGGATTCGAACCACTGGCCTACAGCTTAGAAGGCTGTTGCTCTATCCTACTGAGCTAAGGGCAGGTACTAGTGGGCCCGGTGGAGAGAATCGAACTCCCGCCAAGAGATTTGGAGGCTCTCGTGCTACCATTACACCACACTGGGGCTTTATAAAGTGCACTAGGTCAAATAGAGGTACCTTAGTAATGACCCCTCCAATGCACTTTATAAAACTTTTATAATATGGCTATAATATCCTTTTGAGATACCATAACTCTATGAGCATCGCCAACTTTGACTATCGTTGCTTTTTTCCATTCCAACAAAACGACATCATTAATAGCAACATCTGTTACTTCTGGCCCGATAGCCAACACTGTTGCAGTTTTCGATTCTTCCACACTACCTTCAATAATAATACCACTTGCAGTAATATTTTCGGTTTGGTTTTGTCCTAACAAGACTTTATCTTTCAGTGGTATGATATTCATTATTATCCTTATATAAACGTATTTGTGGTACTGAGTAATGTTTTGAATTTTTCATAATCTTCGTGCTTCATCTGAAGGCGCTGCACTTGATTATTGCTTTCTTGAAAAATTTCAACATAGCTTACTGATTTGTAAACTTTGATGACTGTATTCTTGTAGTTGAATATTTCGTTAGGTTTGTTTTTTAGCTGTGGGTATAGATCTTGGCTCATGATTTATATGTTTCCTATGAACTCTGCAAATAATCCAGTCATTGTACCACATGTCTCTATTTAAGAGAACATCTTTATCAAATTGGGTTTTTGCTTCGTAGTAGGAACATTCGCCTTTACTTCTACATAGTTTAATAATTTCGCGTTTGAATTTATCAGCCCCAACCGCTTCTATATCTTGATTTAAAGCTGGGGATGATCCATAATAAGTACGCCAGTCACTTTCAGCAAGATATCTTTTCTTCTTGCCCTTAAGTGTTTTAATTTTTTTAAACCAAAACAACTTTTTACCTACGTAGGATTTTTGATTTTCGGTGTTGGTGATTATATAAACAAATCCATAATCGTGTTCAGAAGGACCGTCAAATGGAAGGCCGTTGTATAACCATGCTGTATTTTGTTCGCTCATAAAGGTATATAGGAGGCCTAAATATTAAATCTAAAACAGAAAGGGAGCTCCATGATTAAATTCATAGCTTACTTGTTGTTATCTTTATTTTCGTTGCATTGCTTTGCTAAAGCCGACTCTTATTATATTTTAAATGTATCTACCAACAAGCCAATAGAAACAACTAATGCCAGTGAGGTGTTGCCTATTGCTTCTATTACAAAAATCATGACTGTCTTGTTGGTATTAGAGAAACAACAAGATCCAAACGAAGAGCTAGTCGTGTCAGCTGGTACTGACTCAAGTAGGAAAATATCAAAAGGCATGAAATTGAAACGCTCTGAATTGATTGATCTTGCTCTCATCTGCTCAGACAATAAGGCTGCAAAGACATTAGCCGACAACTATCCATCTGCAAATTTCGTAAGAGAAATGAATCGTAGAGCAGAGGAATTGGGAATGTATAACACCCGCTATGCCGATCCGACGGGGTTAGGTATTGGTAATGTGTCAACTGCTTATGATCTAACTAAACTAATATTAGTAGCAAATCAATATATGGAATTTAATGCAGCAGCATTGATGACAGATGCAAACGTAATTGCGACGAGAAAAAAGTATAGCATTATTGTGACTGGCCGTGCAACAAATCCACTAGCTGGCGACGAAAACATTAGGGTAGCAAAGACTGGATTTACCAACGCAGCTCGCAAATGTTTTGTAATGTTATATGAGCACAACCACCAACTATATTCTGTCGTGGTGTTGGGGAGTAAATCCAGCACAGAAAGAAAAAAACTGCTTGCAGAAGCTGTATTTAAAATTAGCTCAAATTAGTAGTGTTTTTCAACTTCGCCGGTAGACTTATTTAAATGATATTCGGCTAGTTTGGAGTTGTTGTTTGGCGCAGGCTTTTTCCGTTCATCTGGTAGGGCACCATACCCAATAATGCGGCTCCATTCCTCATCCGTATAAAAATATTCTTCTGTTTGCATATATCCTCACATGCTTAAAAATGATACACAAATAAATCAACTGGTATTGCCATTCTCATGTTGCCACTGAAAGATGCTACTTGGTGGTATAGGAAGCTTGGAAGTACAACATACGTATAGCTGTATGCTTTTATATCTATTGGCTTGAAGTATTCAGACCAATCATCATTGTATGCACGATTGGCATTAGCACGTGGATCGAATACCGTCAACTGACCTGTGTCTTCAGGCGAATCGTTTAATAAATAAAAAACACCCGTAAGCTGCGAGCATGAATGGTTGTGGGCTTTAATGGCGTATCCGCTATGCGATCCAGTAATCCAAGCAGTCATTTCCATTCCAGGAAAAGAGTCGATTGATTTTCCTATACACTTCTCTAGCCACGAATTAAATGCTGGTTTAACGATGGTTTCTTTGAAAGTGGCAAACCTATCATCGTCGAATATGTTTGCTCCACCGAGCCGACTATCTACCATTGGCAGTGTGTAGGTTGTAAATATATGATTAACTAAATCATCCACAACTTCTTTGTTGTTAATTGTGCCTTTCAGAATATGTGAAGGCCATGCTGAAATTATTTCTTCTGTGTTTGTCATTTATTTATTGCATCTAAAAATATATCGAAGCATTTTTGCCAGGTCCATACGTTGGTGGATAGCAATTGTACTTTTTTATTATCAAGAGATCTACACATGTCAATAGCTTCGCTTAAGTTATTACCAGGTTGCACCATATATCCAGTTACACCATATTCAATACTATCTTGCGGACCTGT